CTATCTCTTTATCTATTGGCATAGTTTCTAATATAGGTGTAAAATTAAATCCTACACGAACACCAGTAGGAAAAGGAGCTGATGTAAGTGTTATTCTGCTATTAGAATCTACTGTAAACTCTCCTAGAGATCCATTACCAAATACTGCAAATACTTTATCTGTATTTTCGTAAACAGCATTTACTGTATGTAAGAATCCATTTACAATAGTTATAGCTGCATTATCTGATGGAGATGATGCTAGAGCTGTATCTAGTGTAAGAAGCTGTCCAGAAGCTGTATTAGTTACAGCTGTAATTGTATATGTGCCAGTAACACCAGCAATAGTAAAAGATTCTTGTACTTGTGGAGTAGTAGTAAAACCATCTACATTTATTGTCGTTCCTGTTTGACTAGCTCCATTTACTAATGGTGTACCTTTTTGAAATACAGTTGTTGTTGTAGAACAATCAAGAGTAATTGCATCAGTATCTGCAAACTTTTCTAATGTATATATTGTTCCAGATGGTACAGTTCTTTTTACAGATACATATAGGTTTTCATTTATAGCAGTTATACTATCAAACTTATCTCCTGTTTGTGTTTCATACATTGTCCAACCAGCAATCTTTTCATTTCTTACACTATGAAATACTGCAAGTTTACCCTCATGTGTAGATCCACTATTTAAGAAAAATGCAAACTGTTCTGGTTTTTCTGCATTACCTGTAATCATAGCGTGTTGTTTTGGTGTATCAATAAGATGAGAAGCTAAGACCGAAACAGCTGTAGATCTATATGCTTGTTCAACATCAGAAAAGATATATTCTCTAATTGCTTTACCATTTTTTTGTGTAAATAAAGTTGCTCCATCAAAAGGTACAGGACTAGCTCTATTACAACCATATGGTGTTTGTCTTAGAAAAGCTATACTGCTAGGAGTTATAGCAGCAGATTGAGATGATACTGGAATAAAGTATTCTGATCCATCTGTAAATATTTGTAAGTTTCTTGAAGATATAAAATGTCTAATCTCGTTTACTCTATCGCCTGTAATAGCAACATTGATTGCTTCATTTGCTAAACCAGTTCCTAAATCAAAATTAAAATATCCAGCTATCTGACTTGCAACAACAGCTGATGGTTTATCTCTTACACCACCAAACCATAGTCTGTTATCATGGAATGATACAGCTTGTGGAAATCCTCTTTCAGCAGATATAAGTTCTTCTGTATGATCTGATTCTGCATCTGTATTAGGAAGTGTTTCTATAATTTGACAAGTTACTTGTGTTGCACTTGTAAAACCTGTAATCTTAACTTGTTTAGGTGTAGTTCCTATTTGAAAATATACACCAACATGATCTGATGTAAATAAATTAGCAGAAGCTGTAAGAGTAACACTATTACCACTTGTAGCTGCTGGAGTAATTGTAAGACCAGGATCTGCATATCTATGAAAAGGAGCTGTAGTTTTACTTACACCATTTGTTGTAACTGTATCATCTAGTTCAAACTCAAAAGCAGAAACAGAAAAAGATGATGCAGAAGCTCTAACTATTTTTCTTATAGGATTATTTCTATGTGTAATAAATACTGTATCTCCAAACTGTGCAAAGTTTAGTTCAAATAACTGAGCTGTACTCCAGTTACAATTAGAAGTTATGTTAGCCTGGACTACAGATCCAGTAGAGCTGTATACATCTAGTCTATTATTACTAAATGCAAACAAAGCAGTTTCATCATTAGAAAATATAAAAGGTATTAGTCTTGATTGTGCTGGTAATGTAGCTTTGTATTCTGTAGCTGGTCTACGCATAAGACCACCCTCATCTAACAAATACCAATTACGACATTGTTTTGCTCCCTCAAAATATGCTTTAGCATCTGTACGAGCATTTAAAAGATTGTTTAACTCTCCAGAAGAAAAGTTAGTAAAGACTTGTCTAACCTTTCTAGGCATTATCCTACCACTAAGCCACTACGACTACTTCTTCTCTCATTTATAAATCTATCAGTTGCTAGTTTTTTAGTTGTAGTTTCTGCTGATTCAGTATTTCTTGCTATAAGTATTTGTCTTTCTGCTAAGTTATCAAACTCTCTAACCATAGCTGAATCTCTTGCTATAGCTCCAGCAAATACACTTGCAAGTTTATATTCTACTGCTAATCTAAAGTAGGGTGGAAACTCACTTTCATCTTGTCTAAAGATGTAATCCATAATTAATTTACTTTGACTACCATGTCCATCTACAAATATTTTATCTCCATATCTTGCATATTGTATATTTATATCATTTTCAGTTATTGATATTATTTGTAAACATTGTGGACTTGTAGGTATTTGATATGCATATTCATATCTACCAGTAGGAGCATTTGCTAATAAAGATAGTTGTTGTTGTTCTGTAGCAAATCTCCATCTTGCTCTACATAAAGTAGATTCTATAATTTCTTCATAAATATTATTTGTTACTAATGCTTCTGTAGTATCGTCTGTAAATGACGAAATCGGATTAGATCCGA